AAATGCATTTTCCTCTACTCTAAGGACATATTCGTCATTACACATGGTAACGACCGCCTCTACCAGTTCATCTTTCTTGGAATACTCGAAATCATCCTTGTCGGCATTCTTCTTGAGGAATCTTTTAGGTACTTTGCCCCAATATTCGCATATTTTGACCGAATCGGACTCGTCTGCCTGCTTTATTTCGGGGTCATAACCGAATTTAACAGTATCGTAGTCGCCATCAAGGGGTACATCTCTGTAAATGCCAGATCGTATACCCTCTACAACATGATATCTAGGCTTAATAACCTCGTGAGCAACCCCCAGAGCATCGTTGATTGAGTTCGCAGATGGGTCAATCAAGAATTCCTTGGGGGAAATCGGCTCAACATGGATATCTATAGATGGATATTCGACTATTGTGCGTGTCGTAGCCATTGTTCCATCAATAGGGGCTTCTGAAGGTGCTCTTTCTATACTTTGTTTGACAACAATCTTACCAACTCCTGTTCCATAGATAGCACCATTGAGAAAAACCTCACAAATAGCATCTTTTACGCCAGTTTTTTCTAGGTCTTCCTGTAGTAAATTTCTTATGTATTCAACATCGCTTGGGTCTTCATCAAGCATATCATCCTTGATATCGAACCATTTTCCACGACCAAAAGTGGCTTCTTCGAGTTCAGCAACGCTTGATTCAACTGCTTGTTGTAATGCAGGTGCAATAAGCCTGGATCTTTCCATTTGCCTGGTTTTATCTTCAGCAGACCAGATACCTCTCCAAAGACGATAGTATTCATCCCACATCGGGATATAGTTGATATTTCTATGGGTTCTCCAGCCTTCAAGTCTATAAGACAGCCAACTTGCTAGGGCCTGGTATTGATTCTCTTTATCCATTAATAATCAGGGTTCATAGTTTCTCCACAATATTGGGCGAGTATAACAGGTTATAAGGTTTAATGCAAGTGATAATCATTCGCATTTAGTGAAATTTATGATTTACTTGTTCAACTTCTATTGCACCATCTAGTAACATCTTGCAAATAGTTAGATCGACAGCCTCTCCAAACCCATCAATAATCGGATCGTGCTTGGCTGATAAGTCCGAGATAATCTGACAAGCAACGAGATAACGCTTCATTAGGGTTTTTTCATCTAGACTAAACTCAAGGAGTTGTTCCATCTCTTCCGAGTCTAGTTCTTCATTTAAATAATCGTTAATATCCAGCAACATTGTCTAAAGGCCTCCAATCATCTGATAATTCTATCGAGTGGGCAAAATCAGCCACACTAACTTGATCAATATAGGCAAGAGCATCAAGCTGGTCATCGTGTGCTAGGTGGTTTGGGAAATCTAACAACTGACCAATAAATTCTTTCCAATCTCTTTTTTCATTAAATGTAATCTGCCCATGTTCCATTCTCCCCTGTAAGGCCCAGGTAATTCTCTCTGTTTTCTTCTTGCCGCCATGTCGCAATTCTATTATGGTAACCCACTTCCCTTCTGTTCGCATTTCATCTTCCAGGTAAGGAAGGATTGCATTTCTGAGAGAGCCAGTTTCAATACCTACTGTAGCCGATTCTACCTTCATCGCAGATGAAAGAATTTTTTTAGCAGTTTCCTTTATATTCCACCTGCCGTGTAGGATATCCTTAACCCACCATTTATCTCTGTCTATCTTAACGATCGCTATGGCTGTTTCGTCCAATCTTGATCGTTTTAAATTCCGTTCTTTCTCTATTGCCTCAAATCCTGCCGGGTCAACAGCAATTACATAATGACCCTCTTCTGGTTCTTCATCTTCCTTAAACCAATCTTCCTTGAAGATGCCGCCACTAAATGTTTCAAAAGATGCCTCGAATTCCTGCCTAAAAGACATCGAGGACATTGTTTTACTTGCAGCCTTGATCTCTTCTGGTGGTAAAAAAGGATTATCAATAGAAGTATATTGAAAAGCATCCCAATCCTCATCTTCAAAAGCATCGTTATAGAGATCGAAGAAGTGATTCTTTCCTGCGGGCGTGCCAATAAAGAGTGCACCTCCACGAACATCAGCCAGGGTAGGACGAATAATCTGTTCCCACACTTGTGGCTTCATCGAGGCGTACTCGTCAAGAACACAATAAGACAGTCCTACGCCCCTTAGAGTTTCTGGTCTATCTGAACCCTTTAAATATATCTTCCTGCCGTTGATCAATGTCAATACAGCGGTATTCTCGTGGGCGGCAGCAATCAAATCCTTGCCTAAGTCCTTCAACATCGCCCACATGATATCTTTGGCTTGTTGAAAAGTCGGGCCTACATAGAATACATCCTTGGAATCAGACTGAATCGCATTAATCAATAATAACCAAGCAGAAAGGTAGGACTTTCCAAACCTTCTTCCTGCTGCGACAATCTTGAACCTCTTCTTGGAATTGAATATCTCTAGCTGTGCTGGATGAAGATCAATGTTTAACTCAGCCATCAGCTGCTACATTTACCACCACTTCATCATCATCCTTTTCTTCAACATCTACAAGTTCCGCCTCTTCAAATTCACTTGCCTTTTGTTCTATGGATTTAATAGAGGCCACATTAATAATAACTTGTGCATCATTCTTGTTTCTATTCGGATCAACCGCCTTTTGTACAGGAAGTATCCGATCAATACACATTTTCAAGCAATGAACATCGCCCTCCATAGCTTTCTCAATAACCTTGGCCACAACTTCCGGGCCTTTATTGTTCATTAGCTCCCTGGACAATGCCGTATATTTATTCCCAACTCCCTTTTTTCGGCCAGTAGGATTCAAGGCAGGCATCCCCTTATAGAAATTCGGATTGCCCCTTTTCTTGGGTTTCTCTTCAAATGGGGATAGCGGTGCCAACGGAGGCTGTCTTTCTTTCATATAATCTCTTGTATTCTGAATCCTGTGTAAAATCAATCATACCATTTTTTACCATCATCTGATACTCGGTATCCTTGGTGAAATCAATCAATTCTATCATTTCTTTCTCTGCTTCATGCAGCTGTGTATGTACACATTCTTTCATACTATTATTTAAAGGTAAGTTTGGGGAGCTGGAAACTTACAAACAGCAGACCACATCTATTTAGCTAAAATAGGGATCATTGGTATGCCAGATATCATAGCATAAGTTCATATCTAAATGCGAATCATTCTCATTAGCGTAGTATAACAGAAAAACCCTTCAGAATAGCCTTTTTTTGAAATTCCGTTTTTTGTGGGAGGGAGGGTAATTTAAAGCAATATTTAAAAAATGGATGGGGATGGCCCCTCTTTTTGATCCAGGATAAAAAAATGTTCTTGACAGGAAAAAAATTACTTAACATAATATAGTGTTTATTGGAAGTAAAATACTTGACTAAATTACTGGGTTATTATGCGATCTTGTAAGCTTTTAATAAATGAAGTACAAAAATAAAAGTTCTGGATAATGGATATTCTTTGGTTTTTAGTCTTTAGTTTTATCCCTGTTAATATTTATATTATGTTTGTTTGTGTTACCAGGATCTTTAAAGGATCTTTCAGGCTGCCGTATTATTTGAGTTTGAAATTATCTTACAAAGTGGTTCTATTGAAAGCTCTGTATCTTAGATTTAAGAGACTTTATATTATTAGATGATTATTATCTAAGAGATATAAAAAAAGTACTCTTTAAAGTACTTTCTTTGTTGTAATAAGATTCATTCGATTGTAGCAGATAATATGCTCGTTTGGAAGAGCTACAGATAAAAAAAATGCCCCTATAAAAGAGGCATTTAAAATCCTGGATTTTAGTTAGTCAATAATAAAAGTTCTATTGAAAAACTGTTGACCAGATTTATTGAACATCATGAATCCGACAGTTGAATCATTAACGGGATTGGATGTAATTCCAGACTCACCAATTAAAACCCTTTCGCCGTTTTTATTGGTTAACTTCCATTGATTATTAATATAACTCAAGATAGTGTTATATGTTTTTATCGGACATTCTTTGGTAAAGTTTACTTTTATATTAATACCCCTAGAATGCGATGCTTTATAACATACCTTTACATCATCGATAGTAATGTTATTGCCATTCGTTTTAATATGCTTATATTTAAGAGTTTGACCCTTCAAAAAAGCATTCATGATCTTAGTAGTAGTACTCATTTTTATCACCTCTTTTATAGTTGTCAATATTGACACTACTGTTTTTACTATATAAGTATATAAAAAGCAAGTATAAAAAAATGCCCCTAAATTATAGAGGCATTTAATTTTATTGAAGTATTATCCTTTAATGGTTTAAATAACTAACATTTTTAATAGAACTATTCCAACACATAACACAAGTACCACATTTTCCAAAGTTGTTATAAGCTTTACAAGTTGCATTATCTTTATTACTAACTACAGTACTTGTATTTTTATATTTTGGTTGATTACCATCTATAAAACTACCAGATAATCTAATAACTAAATTTTTAGGTATAGGATGTTTATAGTTCTGTATTAAATTGCTTTCTTTTGTTGGTAACCAATGTTTAACATTTGGAGTAGCTTTTGCAATTTCAACTATCTTATTTAAATGGTCTAAACTTTGAATGTCTCCAGA